AAGCATGTAAAAAGGATGAGATTCTAGCGAAGGAGAAGTGCCGTATCTTTTATGGCAATGCTTTATCGTTAACTTTTCTCATTCGCAAGTATTACTTGCCAATTCTTCGCGTTCTCCAAATGAATCCTTTAGTATCTGAGTGTGCTGTTGGAATTAATTGTCATGGACCTGAGTGGGATGAATTTTATAGACATGCCACAAAGTTTGGAACTGACAGATTGTTTGGAGGTGATTATGGTAAGTATGACCAAAAGATCCCGTCGCAGCTTATCATAGCTGCGTTGCGTATTCTCATTGATTTTGCAAGAGAATGCGATTACACAGAAGAAGATTTGGGTGTAATGGAAACCATGGTTGGTGATATCGCTTACGCGATTATTGCCTTCAATGGTGATTTGATTGGTCTAACAGAGGGTACTCACATCAGTGGAAATTCCCTCACGGTTGTCATTAATGGTATTTGTGGAAGTCTCAATTTGCGAGCGTTCTTTTATTCACAGTATCCAAGTAGCATTAAATTCCAAGATGCTGCCGCCATTATGACATATGGCGATGATAATATTGGTTCCGTAAAGAAGGGATATGATAAATTCAACATTAAAGCTTGTTCTGAGTTTTTAGGCAAATATGGTCAGATTTATACCATGCCTGATAAAACAAGTGAATTGTTGCCCTTCTTGCCCGCTTCGCAGTTCGAATTTCTTAAGAGAACTAGTGTTTACCACACTGGCCTTGGTCATTATGTGGGTGCATTGTTGGACGATTCATGTTTCAAATCTCTCCATTGTTTTATGAGGGAAAAGAATAGTCCATTGACTGAGGAAAGTGCAGCGGCGCAGAACATTGACACAGCACTACGTGAGTGGTTTAATCATGGGGAAAGCCATTATGAAACACGTAGATTACAAATGATACAGGTTGCGAAGAAAGCCGGTATTGATCACATTTGTGATGAATTGGATGTGTCTTATGATGATCGAGTTGAAGCTTGGAAAGTAAAGTATGATCCTCAAGGTGGTTATGAGTCTTTGTATGAAAAGGCCATCGATGAGGTTCCTCTTAAAGTTGTTGCGAGAGATGCGCCTGTTGTCGTAATGCCATTGGGTGAAATCGACTTACTTTTCCAAGGGACCAAGAAGGGAGTTACCCACTTCCTCATTGTAGAAATTAAGCATTCAATCAATCCTACTCACAGGTACAAAGGTAGAAAGCAATTGCGGAAACTCGTTGGAGCTATGG